AGACGCTACGTGTGTTGAAAAACTTTCCCAAAGTCCCCTATCGGTGGGGACAGTCTTTGGATTTTTCCGCACAGTTTTATTAACATTTCAGAGGGTGGTCGTCAAATCACCTTAAGGATAAATCCCTTGTTTGCTCTGGAGGTTTATAGTTCCTCACAACTAGCTTCCCTTCGAGTGGTTTCGCCAAAACCTTCTTTCCGTGGGGTTCCTCGTCCATGTTTTTCGTGTTGGATCACGGGCTAGTTTTCTGTTGGTCTCGCCAGGTACCAACAGGATGGGTTCTGTCCTCTTGGGGGGAAATCCACCTAAACCCCCACTCGCTAAGGATACGTTCGTGAATACGTTTTCCCGGTCCGAAGATCGGGGCTATCCTAATTGCCCACTTAAGGATGGGCAGGTCCTTTGCTCTTTTGTGTTCACACCGAGGAGAGCTCCCTCGGGGCTGCCTTAATTTTTGGAGGCGGAAGGGGGGGGTCGCCAGGCCCCGGGAGTTTGACTCCCGGCTGCCCCCAACCACCTCGAAAAAGTGTTGACTTTTTGTTTTTAGAAGACGTCACTCACGGCTTGGAAGCGTCCAATGACCTCCAGACCATCCGCATATGTGTTCCTACAGCGCGTCTCGGCGTCAAGGATCCTGCGGACAGTTTTGACAGTCTCTAACAAGTCTTTTGACCAGGTGGCCCTGCTTTTTTCCCCGATTTGACTCCCACACTCGATATCTTGCTTCTTGTGCAGGTATGGCACATCTTGCCATGAGTCCAGGGGGGTCTTATCCCTCATCCAGGGATTGTTCAGGATCCACACTCGGTTCCATACCTCCAACATATCTTCTGTGGTCATCCACTCATACTGCTGGTGAATTGACCAGGATGTGCGTCCTTCTGGCACCCAGTTTATCGGCACGGACGCATTTATTGCCGCGAAACCCATTCTTAGGTCCCGCCGATGGAAGAAATACAGGGCCCACATCTGCCCATGGGCCTTTGCCAAGCAGGCACTCTCCGCAAAACTAACGAGGCCTCCCTTCTGGATCCGACTTCTTCCCACTATTTCATCCTCATGACGGCAGGGGACAATGAGCTCTCTTCCGTCTTTCAGGGTTAGCGGGTGGTAGTGGTGCGAGCAGAATTCAACGCGCTCCCAAATGGTCTCCACATTCGATGGTTTGTCAGCCTTGATATTTTTCCGGGTTTTTCCCGTCTCATTCAAGTAAGTTAAAGCCTTTGCAAACTCCAACCTATCCGTGGCGACAACAACATCATCCCCGGCAATCACCATGCAGGAGAGGCGTTGCTCCATGTTTCGTTCCAGCCATCGTTCAATCACATCTCCGTCAGCCTCGAGCAAGCCCTCACTTTCCAGCATGCGTCCAATTTGGACTTTTCCGTTCGTGATGGTGTTGAGGGCATACGTGACTACCTGGCCAGACCCCCTCTGGTCGGACCTTGAGACAACATCCATGACCGTTCCACTCCCAAATTTTTTGTGGGCTCGGGGAAACAGGGCCACGATGTTTTGGTAGGCAAACCTCATGACGGTTTCTGCTAGGGCTCGGTGATACGGATCTTGGATCATGCTCAGGATAAAAAACTCCTCATCGGCCAGATCTGCCTGGCTGATCCGAGTGTCCCATCCTGCGATGTCGTCAGCCACAAAGTACTTCCCCTTCCGCGATATTTCCTTCAGGTAGTTGCCAAAATAGTTCACGCCTTGGCCGCCGACCCCACCCGGGAAGTTTTCCCGAGCAACCCAATGGTCCTCATTGAGAAATCCGAGGGCCTCGTATTCAAGGTAGCGACTGCCGAGCCACATGTACCAAATGGTTCTTGACCCTTTTGGTTCTCCAGCCACCGTCGGTTTCTTTTCTTTCTTCCCCATTGTGTTGTACACGCACATCTCGCAGTCTCCTTTGAGATGCAGGGATCGTTCGCGGTCGACCAGTTCCCAGAATTCGGGGGATTGCAGAGCCTCATTCACTTTTTCGCCAAGGAACATCTTGGCTCCAGGATCCGATGGCGGCGTCGGTCTTACGTTCTTCTTGAACTCTTCCGGGCTCAACATCCGAGGCACCATCTTCTTGGCTCTGAACATCCGAACCATTTGTTTCATAATCTTCCGGTTTACCATTTTTATCTGCTCATTCGGTTCAGGCACAGCTGTGTCAACCTTCTCTCGAAGGACTTTCTGCTGGGCGTACGTCGAGACGTCAGTCATCATGAAATTTGTGACACCTCCTACGGCCTCCCAAGGCCACATGATCTTTCGCACTAGCGGGTTGACCGTCTGACCTCCTGTGGGGACGTCGTCGGTGACATACGAGCCGTGATATTTGAAGGTTTGATATGGGTGATTGTTGTCCACGAACCAGGTCCTTTCGTTCTCATTTCGCAAACGAGCTACTCTCGACTCCGTCTTGGAGTGGTCCATGTCCTTTAGCTTCGCCTGCGGGTCGGCTCGGGTCCCTGTTCGTAGTTGCGGTGCCAGTCCAATGACGGGTTCTCCCCTTTCTCGAAACCTTCCGATCAGGGAACCCAATGTCATGTACACGTCTCTGACAATATTTGACCTATGTCCGGATATGTAATACATTTCAGCTGTCGAATTGCGGCTGAGTGCCAAGCGCACCACACGGCCACCATATCTGTGTTGTAGTGTTTCCAACCTGCGTAGGACTTCGATGGCGTAGGGGCAGAGAACCTTGACGCAAAATTGGGCTCCGGGATTCTCTTCCAACCATTTGTCCATGAGATTTAGAACAACCAGAGTCCTGGTCTTCTCCTTTCGGAAGTCAGGGTCACTCTCTCCGATGTCACAGACCACCGTGTTGCAATGGTAGGGTTCCAAGGAAAGCACATTTGTGCCACCTTTGAGAGTCGCCAGGTTGTATCCAAATGAGGTGAACTTCTGGGGGTTTTCCCGTTCCTCACCTCCAAGGGTGTAACCATCAACGTGAGTCACCCGGTCTTCCATCACCATTCTTTGGGTCCAACCCCCTCGACCACAGCCCAGGTCAACTACTTTCCCTTCAGGTTTCCACCCGTGCTTGTTGATCAGTTCTGTCATCTTCAGCCCTCCCCGCGAGACATAATCTCCTCGGGGGGTCTCGTCGACGCACCTCGACTTGAAACTTTGGAATTGTTCATGAGTGAGCTCATTTAGCAGGCGTTTCCAACGGACCCCCATGCTTGAGGCTGATGTCTTTTCCAGTGCCCTAGTTTTGGAAGGGTCTGGGATTAGCCCTAAGCCAAATCTCGTGAACACGCAAATTGCGCGGTCTGGGATGTGAGTCATGTAGAGGATTCCAACAAAAGATACCATGGCTCCAAAGTCAAGGTGTTGATGCATTTGGGATTTCGGATGGTATAGATGCCACACACAGTAGGCAATCACCGGTACGCCGGTAACTACATCCAGGATGTTCCTGGTGGCCAAAATCCACAAGCTTATGATCACGATTGGGTACGTGTACATGTAGACGCGGGTGTTGTCATGTGGGGTGCGATCCACTAGGTTTGTGGCATTGCTGTGTTTTTGGTCCCGGGCTTCCATAGCCGTTACAACCCGATCACAAAGGTTCCATCTTTGCATACCGGAGTGAAGGATAAAAAACACGCCTGTTACAACCAAACCAATGATCATGCTTATTGCGTTTCCTGTCAAGGAGATCGCCATGAGACTCGGGATCAATGAGCGCCACTGAAGGTGGTCCACTCGGAAACCTGAAACCCATTGCTGCATGGCCGGATGAGTCGACACGTACGAAGCCAACATGGCTGATTCTGTAGACCAGGTCACGAATTTCACACAGAGAACCGTGAGAAAAAAGAACACCTGTAGGACTCCCATCAGGTTCAAGACGCTTCCTGGCACGAAACTCATATCGAAGAATGGGGTGCGAATGTTTGTCTCGTGTTCAATTTTTGCGACGTTGAAGAACGCCGAGATATCCGAGGCCACATTTGGAAAGGCCCGTAATTCCCAGGCGAACAATCCTAAAAGGGCCAAACAAACCACCACAAGCCACTTCAATAAATCCATGTCCCCGTAACTTCTCTGGGCTTCCCTGGCTTCCATTATGCACTCAAAACAATAAATGAAGACCATTAGCACACAGATGATAGAGATTGCTACGTCAAAAAACCCCAGGAAACCTGGTAAGAACCATAACAATCCGCGGTTTGGCTTCTGAATTCCCATATAGTTGGTCACAGCTGCTCGGCTCGTGTCCTTTGGCTTATTCCTCAAAAAGAGCATGTAAAAGATGAAAGCCAACACTTGGTATACACCAAGGATTCCGATGACCAAGCCAGCTCCAATTAACAGGGAGGTCCAATTCGCCACAGTTTTATCGACGTTGTAGTCGGGCAGCGTTTCGTCGGTGATGTCCTGAATTGTGTACAACGATGAGAGAACTTCCTTCACCACTTTTCGCCAGCTGATGCTCATGAGGGCCGTCAAGAAATCGCTCCGGGTAGCCAGGAAGAATTTTATCCCGGCTTGACGAGTGCTCCAAGGCAATCTTTCGAAGCGCTGATCAATGAATTTTGGTCTATACACCATTCGTCCAGTGCCAGCATCGACATGCTCATTCTTTTCCAAGTGCCGCCCGGCGAAGAGGATATCATGTTGTAGGTCAAAATTTTCGGCCCATTTCCATGCCAGCCAAATAGGGATTTCGTCCCTACCCATTAGGCGGAAGAATCTATCCCTGTTGTTTCCAATCAGCCGGTAGGTTCCAGGAGGTTGCCCGAATGTAGCCTCTTCAGCCATGAGCGATACTCCAATTTGGTCAAGGATCATTTGGGCCTCAGTCCAGCAAGCCCAACCATAAGGGTTCTCACTTGTGTCAGCGTCAATGGGGAACAGATACGATCCGATCCAAACGCGGCCTGTTCTGCCTTTACGTTGGATCATTGAGGAGGTGGTTATGGGTTCCCTGCGTAGGATTATGTCACAATCCCCTCCCAACACTGGTTTTACCACTTTGCGTAGGTCTATTACAAGATCCACGTTGTAGTTGGCCCCCATCTCAGATATGTCAGTGGAGTAAATCACACGTGTGTTCTCGTCGAGAGCCGTCTTGTAGTTGGTTTCGAAATTGTCTCTGTGCAAAGCTACACCTTGGTTCGTGGTATTGGCCAGGTTTTGAGCCATTTCTTGCGAAGGAACGAACATTATCGTCTTTTGGGCCCCGACATCGCGAACCATCTTCTCCACCCACGTACTGTTAATTTGGCGTGGCGGAGGCACCCCGATCTCCTGGATGGGGTAATTCGAGCCCGTCGATGGAGGGTGACCTGGCGGGGTTGCTGATAGGTACACCACATTGACGCCCGCGTTTTCGGGTACGTTCATGTGGTCCATTATTCCACGGGCCGCAATGGAAAGGGGATCAAGGAAATGACACTCATCCATCATGATGGTGTGCACTCGGATTCCTTTCCATCCTTTAGCCATGACATAGTTGGTGAAAGTAGCATGGCAGGCAATTGTGACCAACTGTTTTGAGCAGAAAGCCACGCTTGTACCAATGCTGAAGTCTTGCGTTCCAAAGGCCTTCCTAACCTCCTCCAGCACCACTCGCGTTGGAGTCAGGATCAGTGTCCTCTTTCCCTTAGAAACGTTGTCAAGGGTTTCCTTTACAATGTAGGACCTTGTCTTGCCTTTGCCGGGATGCCAATCAATGAATTTCCGACTTTGCGTTGGTCCTTGAGGTTGCGGCTGTTGGAACGATGTGTTTATCTGATTTGGGTCCTGGAGATACGACGTCACTATGGAGCGATAGGTGTTTGCGAACACAAAGCCATAGCCGTAGAGCCCCACTGGGACTCCATCTTGAAAGAAGGGCGACCCAGAGGAACCGTGTCCGAAGTCTTTTGATATGTAAGGTGTCTTCAAACCATCCAGCATGAGGATACCAGGTTTGTACTTGTGGTATTCAACTGTGCCATCTGGACAGCACGCCATTATGTCAACTTCCTGTGAGACATCGGGTTCTGGCAGGTTCCATGTTCCGCCATAAGCCAAAACATCCTTGGTCACGTTACCCGAATGGGCGCTCACGGCTTTTCCTCGCCAGTGAACAACGTCCCCTTTTGTTACATGCCATAAGGTGTGGAACGTCCCATTTCGGACGACTCCAGCCCCTCGCTGCCTATCTATGGCCACTCCTTTAGCCTTCACACGGTATACCCCGTCCGCCAAATCTGAAAAGTGGGTTTGAACCTCAGTGATGTTCACATCCTCCCAAGTGCCAAGAATGTCATCACTCCTCAACGTGAATTGAGAAGCTGCTCGCATGATGTGGATGAGGTAATCCTTCAATGGGGTCATGAGAACCCCAACGAAGTAGGAGATTCCAACGATCCAATGAATAGAGAAAAGAATGACACCAAGGGATAGAAGTGTGAGACTTTCTGGTAGTGATATCACATCATTGTATCCTTGGATCTCAATCCCATCCTCACCATACGTTCCTCTAAGGCCAGGTGAGTTTGCGGCGTCGACGTCTACTTCCAGGGCTACTCCCTCTGGCATCTGGGCTGGACCTACGTACTCCAAGTAGAGCTTCTGATTGTTGTGATCCAGAACTACAACTGTCACGATCAATATAATCGCTAGAACTGCTGCGGCTGTCTGGCATTCCGCCTTTTCGCATGCCCATATAGCAAACAAGCTGACGAAAATCAGCAACATCATGATGAAACTCCCTTGAGCATTCCTCAACCCCGACCCAGAGGTCGGTCTCAGTTTCCAGGTATCGTGAAAGCTTTTTATGCAGAGTCCCGCTGCTATGGCTGCTCCTAGAGCAATTATCGATTTCATTCCAATAAGGACGCAAAAGGCGATAGCTGAATGCGGCATCTCTTGCGCGATCAACTTGCCCATTGCCGACAAGACGAGAATTCCGAAGGCATTCACTACTACTGACAACAGTAGGGAGGCTCGCTGAACGCCCCACATTAGGCAGGAAGCGCTCATTGCTAGCACATGCTCCATCCCGGCAGTCATTTTCGTCCCCACGTACCCTAGTTTCAACTCGATCAAGTATCCGATCATGAACATTATCGGTTCCTGGGTGTACAGGAGCATCCACAGCGGAATGATCAACTTCGACAGGTTCAGGGAGTGGGTGGACGAATGGAGCAGGATAGTCCAGAGACCGAATCCAACAGTAGAAAAAATGGATGGTAGCCCCCACAAGAAGAAGGCAAGCCATGAGAGCAGTAGCCGCATAAATAACGACCGCCGTGGGTAAGTTCGCGTAATCATTTGCATTGTGGCCACAAGGCACAGGAAGCTCACGATATTGTCGTCGAGGTGGCCCTTCCTGAACTCCACCCCGTTCGTGTGAAAAACCGTGCCAGCCAATCCATTCGCGATCCACGGGGCGTATGAAGCCTGAACGTGGGGTTGCCACATTCTCAGTGTCTCTTCAACAGTTGGCTCGGGATCATCTGATAGCGGTGTTTCCACCACCTTCATGGGTTCTCGTTCAGCTGGGGTTATGCGATTGACTCTCTGGATCTCCATCGGATAGTACAGAGTGGCACTTGGCCCCACCACAAAGTGGATTGGCTCAGTGCAACTCCTACAACACCATTCGGCATCTTCAGCAGGATTCACAACCTGAGAGCTGGAGCGTCCAGTGCATTTTGGATCAACTTTTACGTGGGTTCCAGCGACTGGTCCAGTGACCATCCTAATCGGAGCCATGTGCCAAGGGAAGTCCGTTTGAACTCGGTAGCCTGGGACGTGATTGGCTCTGGACATGGGTCCCCCCCAAGTTGGGGGCATGAATAGGCCAGTGTCAGTTGTCTCCTTCACTTCGTCCGGGGTATATTGGCGGGGCCAGATACATTTCCGGGACTGGGATGTCTCAAACTCGTCAATCTTGTACTCCGAGTTGTTGTCGTTCCTTTTGCTCGACATCCAAAACATTCCGTCAGTGAAGATTGTCCTGTCATTTTTAACGGCTAAACCAGCGAGGTAAGTTGGACATTCCTTGCTCGTCTTCTTTGAGATCTTCAGCTGGACATTTGACCCGTACAAGGTCCTGCGGTAGCCGAGAAAGTCATATTGGAAAGCAATAGCCTTTCCACAGACCTTCTGAACTTTTTCTGAAGCCGTCAAAACCCGGAGGACATAATGTTCGGTACTCTCCTGTTCTCCTTTGAGAAACCGGGTTGGTAGCACGCCGAAATCACCTTTCGGTTGGCCGTCATAAAGGAATACAGCCATTTCGACAGTTTCTGTTCCTAGAGTCACAAGACTTTTCCGCTTTGGTAACTCGTCAAACACATTCCCGTACGAGTCCGTCACATTTAGGTGGACATTTGGGTGCCCAACACGGGTGTAGGAGTGGTACGCCACGCTTCGGGCCGCTTCGCACTGTAACTTGTCCTCACAGACGATACAGCCCTTCTTCGTTTCTTTAAACATCTCCACGAGGTATCGGGTGACCAATTCGTATGAGGCCAACTCAACAGAGTGGTCCGAAGTTGGGTATTGGCCAATTCCTTTCCACACGAAGAGGCCGCCCCCACACACTATGGACTTCCTTCCCGTATCGATGCCGCAGCCCAGGTCGCCTTTCACGTACCAGGCCGAGGCCAGGATGAGCATGACAACGAGCATGGTTCTATCCACACGGACAAGAAACAAGAGGCCTATTGCGGCCACTATCCAGATCTTAGCCTGGTCGAACAGAGGAAGAGAAAAATGCAACTTCCTTCCGAGATCTCGAAAGACTCCTCCCACGCCAGGTACCCCATGCCTCTGGTATCTGTCTGCCACTTTTGTGACCAGTCGCCATGCTTGGGTCAGGGGGGTCGTCTTACATTCAATCGCCACCGATATGTTGCCAGCTAGCAGCACGCCTGAACCATTTCCACAGAGAACGTGGGCTTTCATCTCCACCACCCCAGGTTGAAAAACCATTTTACTAGCGGTGAGTTCACATCCCACGCACTCCAGTTTCACAGTGCAGGTTTCAGTCGGTCCCGATGCGGCCTTTATGGCCACAACTCCTTCATTCCCATATCCTCCTTGCGCAAACAATCCTTCGATCTGCAAGTTGCAGGACGGGAAGTCCCCTACCGTCAGTTTATCCAGGACTAAACGGCACCAAAAGATGGAATCAACTTGTTCTGTTCCAACTACCTTGGCGGCCTTCATGTCTAATTTGGGAGAATCGACTGAGAGAACCGGAATTTCATTTGGTCCCGGTGATCCCCAGTTGACAATGCGGTCCATTCCGATCATGTGCCCGCGAGTGCGGAACACTCCAGGCCAGTCATCTATGAGCCGACGAAGAAACAGTCCCGTTCCGAGGTTGCCGGTCACTAAGTAGTACAGAGTTGCCAAGCGATCATTTTCGAGTTGGCATGAGACTACCATATGGCCTAGGTTTCCAAATTTAAACGTCAGTGGGACGTTGTTTGCCATGGCCTTGGTATCGTTTTTCCCTTGGTATGTAATCGTCATGTTAGAGACGATCCCGGCCGTTGACAGCAACTTTACGTCATATTCTGTCGAACATTCCAGCTCGACACACGTGGCAGTCATTCCTAGTCCAAATTTGAAACAACCCGTGCCCCATCCCCTATTGTAGGGGAGGATCTGGCAGGTGCGATTTTCGGACTTAATTTCGGCCAGGTTCAATTGTGATCCACCAGGGCAGGCGTCCGTTGAATGGGACTGACTAACGAGACAATCAGTGAGGAGGGTTTTGTAGTCCTTCCCACCGACCACATACGAGTTTCCGAGACTCACCTGAACGACTCCGTGTGGGGTCGCAATTCCAGAAACTTCCCCAGGGAAGAGTCTGGTTTCCAGGAATGTCATACGTTCTTGCCGAAGCATGTACAGAGGTTCAATGTTGTCAGCCTTGACAACGTTCCAGGTCAAAATTCCAATGGCTAGCATGGCCCACACTGACCACTTGAAACGGATTCCGAGACATAGGAGGACGATTATTCCAACTTTCGTATTCTCACGTACGAATTTGAAGGCTATCAATTCCACCTCCTCAAGTAATCCCATTGATTTTCCAGCATTGGTCTTCTGCTCTGGCGCCGATCTCTTGGTTCTTGTTAGAACTTCTTGACGGCACCGAGTGAATTGTATCTCAAACTCTAGTTCCGTGGATCCACAGTCCGTGGCACCGAGGTCGCTGATCTTTTTCACTCGTGGGCACAGTTTAGTGATAAGAACGCCCTGGGGACAGGTGTCTCCAGGGATCTTAAACTTGCTTGCGTCCAGGTCATATGGCTGATTATTCTTGAAGACCAATTGTTGGTGTTCGGCCGTTGTGCGTATCTCGATGGTGGTCCGCTCATGAGTTTTTCCGTGCGGATGTCCACTCGTGACCAGGAGAATAGCCATGGTCATGAAGATCAGGGTCAACAGGCTGGCTTTACCCGAGCGTTTCTTCTCGAGTTTGACCACCCTCTTATTCAGTCTACCCACTTTTGCGTAGAGGTCCTTGATCGATTGCGTGATAACGGTGAAAATCATCCATAGGGCCTGAATCAGGTCGGCCTGCAGGAAATCCTTCCAACCATATCGTGTTCCTAGTACCTTACTCAACTTTCCGATATTCCGTTGTGCCTTTGTCTGCATAGATGTGGCGGGGAGGCTAGCCCTTGACAAGGGCTTCTGCGCCGCCACATTTTTGGTAGTGCTGCGGGTTGATGATTTCCCCACAACACTTCCTGTTCGCTTCTTCCCCAGCCCCTCTCTGGGCCGGGCCCGACCACCTCCCGGTCGGGAAAACTTTCCGTTTTGCTCCATCTGGTTCCCTTTTTGGGTTCCTTCTGTCGCTAAAGAAAATTTTTAACAACACTAACTTTTTGAAATAACCACTTCAATCCGTGACTTGGTTAAAGCCGGTGTT